AAAAGCATCATTTAAGATAGGTAAGAAGATAAAATGTGAATGGGGCGATTGGGAGCCTAGTATAAATGGAATAGATATACTAAAATCAAGACGTAATAAATTAATGAAAGGAGCATAGCATGAGCGAAGGAGCATTAGAGTATAGATTAATAAATGAAACAAAAGTTAGTATAGATGTGAGTGATATTATTGACAAATTAGCAGAGATAGTAGATCAGAAACTAGATGATTACTGGTTGTATGATGAAGAGCCATATCTATCTAGTAGCGATGATGGTGATAGCCATACAATTTATTTGAATTGTGATGGCAATGCAGGTAGTCCATGTGATTGGAAAAGATTGTTTGATGGAGCTATTGAACGACTAGCTAAAGAAATCGCAGAAGAAGGACCACAAGAATAATTGTCAACCCAACGAGTAGCCCTGAGGTAATACCCCAGCATTACGCTGTATCTTGGGGCAGCTCTTAATAAAGGAGAGTTATGGATTTATTTATAATTTCAACAGTAGTACTAGCAGTTTGGATAATATTTTACACATTTTTCGTAAAGGAGGATTAAGATGGGATTTGATTTATATGGTAATGGACCAAAGTTATTTGATGCAAAAGAATATCCAATTTATAGTAAATATAAAGATTTAGATTGGGATGAACGTGAAGTACACACTGATTGGGATAAAGAATCAAGTACATTCTGGGAACAAGAACACGCTATTGATAGAGCTAATGGTACATATTTTAGATCTAATGTATGGTGGTGGAGACGAATGTGGAATTTTACATGCAAGGTATGTGATGATGTAATGGAAGAATGGCAAATGGAAGCAGGTGACACTAATGAAGGTATTGAAATAGATGAAGAAACATGTGCTAAAATGGTGCCATTAATGGAAGCAGCTATCAAAGATGGTACAGCTATGGATTTCCAAAAGACAGTAAAAGAATACATGGATGCTGCACCAAAAGATGAAAATGGATGTTATAAAAGTGAACATTGGATGGCTAATTATCCATTTGATGTAGAGTTCTTTCAAGAGTTTACTACATTTGTTAAACGTAGTGGTGGATTCACAATATCATAAAGCTTGCCCTTAGCGGGGTTATGTGCACGGGGGACTTGGGATGATTACTCAGGAACTAGTCAGCACAATAACATTAAAGTCCCCAAAGTTTAATGTAATCATGTCAGTCACGGACTTTTAGTCTAAGAGAACCTGTATTGGCGCTGTTAATAATAGCAAAACGTAGAAATCGTCAAGGCTACAAGCCTGTTAGTCATCTACACTATGTACACCACGCGATGTATAAAAGAAAGTATGCGATTGTCCTTTCTTATTATTAACAGTTGCATTGATTGCATTAATTTAGGTAATGCCAGGGAACTGGTGTTTTCTAGTCGAAAAGAAATAAGGTGGATATTGACAGGCGAGTGGTTTAGGTGGCAGTAATCAGTCTAGATGTCCACTAACGAGGGTCAAGCCACCTTTATTTCTATATCTATAAATATCAATATAAGGAGAGAAACAATGAAATTATTAACAAAAATCATAAAAGAAGAGGCAGAGAAACAATATGACAAAGCTGGTGATATGAGTCAGAAAGTAGTAGCTAAGTTCTTTGATCCTGTAGGTATTTGGACATGGTATCTTATGAATAAAGACCCTGAGTCTGATTATTGTTGGGGTATTGTAGATGGTATGGCTGTTGAGATGGGTTCATTTGGATTAACTGAACTTGAAGAATATACAGGGCGTTTTGGATTAGGTATTGAAAGAGACACATCATTTCAGCCTGTTGAAGCTAATATAATATGGGAGAAATTAAATGCGAGTGACTGAGTATATAGATTATATAACTAGAAGTGATGTTCATTTAGGCAAGAATGTGAAGCCAAGTGAGTACACACATATAACAATACGCATGATACATAAGCGTCAACGTTATGAATATCAAGTACAA